CACCATGAAATGCGGATATGTGGTTAGATTGACTACTGTTAGTGGCTAGTCAACGAGAGAGGCGGTACCGGGGGTGCCCAACCGCTTTGCAACAGCAGCCTTAATAACAGATAGAGCAGCAGCAGCACCAGCGCTTACTACCAACTTCCAGTTATCCACACCAAGGTCCAGCAAACTGTTAGTGCCTAGAGCACCAAGGGCTGCTTGTACGAAGGTAGCAATGACACGTTCAAAAAGGTCACGAGTAAACATAAAGTCTCCTGTAGTAGGGGTTACTTAAGTTTAACACATCTAAGCGGTGTATTCTTTACCGTGGTACATTGCCCACCCCTTGGCGATAGGTATCATCTCTAGGTTGAACTTACCATCTCCCTCTTCGTAGCGCACTACACACAGTCCTTGCTGCCAGTTTTCGTGCACTGTTAGTGGGCGACCATCTAGGTCAGTACCGCCCTTAGTAGAGGGAACCGCCCCGTCTGTTCTGGCCAAGCATCCGGGAGAGGCAGCAGTAACGGTGTGCGGCCCATCATAATAGGTCTTGGTCACTTCTGCCCATTCACGGCGATGGATGTGTCCATACAGAACGGACACCTTGTCACGGTTGAGGTAGGCATGTGCGGTGCTCCCATTAGAGCGCACGATGTCACCGTGTATCACCTTAATGTGTTCGTTTATCCAGAGACTAGATGCCGGATACCCAGCGAGGTAGTCAATGTCAAAGTCATCTAAACGACAAAGGTAAGGAACACTGAGTACAGGCCAACTGTCTGGAGACATGCCCTTACGCATACCGAAGGCAGCGATAGCATTATCTAGCATGAAGTTTGTTAAGCGCTCTTCGTGGTTTCCCGCTAGCCAAGTGATCTTAGCATTTGGTGCGGCTGCCCGCAACTGACCACATATTACTGTGGCGCTGTCAATGGACGCTTGGGTAGTTCTCTGGAACGCTGGAGACACACGGTACTTACCTAAGTTAGGGAGGTCTAGGTTGTCACCAACAAGTACCACCATGTCTGGCTTCGTGTCCTTAACAATAGACAACGCTATAGAAATAGCAACCTCATCGTGAGTGGCCTCTAACTCTCCGTCCTTGTTTCGGAAGTAACCGATCTGCATATCAGGAAGGACTACGCAGGTATTTAGTCCCGTCGCCTTCTTCTTGGTGGCAGTACCCTTGGGAAGTGTGATGGATGGTCCGGGTTCAAGAACAGGCCACTGTGGTCCGTGTTCCCACGACGGAGAAATCTGAATACCGACCAAGTCATGAATATGCGCTTCACCATCTTCGTCCTTTGTGAGTGACTGATAAATGGAGATCTTCTTGATGTCCCCAATATCGTCAATGTCTATGTTCTGGCGGTCTAGGAGGGACGCTAGTTTACCGATAGCGTGCTTAGGTGGACCTTGATCTAGTGAGTCCGTTAACTTCTTCTTAGTAGCCATTATTGGTTGTCCTCCGTCTGGTAGCATCCACAGGTTTCCCTGAGGTGTCTCTGAATAGTAGCAGATGACAGTGAGTACCCTTGTGTGGTCAGAACAGAGGACAGCCACGAGGAGGAGTACACTTTGCGTTGCCCACTGTTGGTGTCCTCCTTTATTTTGAGTAGCGCTCTGTCTAAAGCGACTTGCTCGTCATTATCTAAGGACGCACGAATAGAACCGAGAAGGCACAACCGTTTGTGGTCATTCCTCGTGGGTTTCTCTAGTGCCTCAACTAGGGTGACGGCGGGTTGTCCATTCTTCACAGCAGGTACTCCTTCTTGTGTTTTCTTAATGGTACGTTCAGTGACGAGAGCATTGCTCTAATCACGTCTTATCCAGTGTACCCCATCAGAGGGTCACCCGTGCAACAATTCTAAACTTCGTCGCCCCGGCCACGGTGCCAGCCCTCATGGGAGGCTAGGCGCTCTACTGTCTTGTCTAGTTTGTTGTCTATTTGTTCGGTTCGACGGTCAATGTTTTTAAGGATGGTTTGGTTATCGGTGTGAGCGGTTTCATTCTCTTTACGCCCACGGGATGAGATAACAGCGAAGAGTCCCGTAATAAATGCGATAATGGCGCCTCCCAAGGCGGTGATAAACTCAGTGGTCATTAGAAAAGACCGAGTTGGTCGGGGTTTAGTTTGGACTTAATACTAGTCATGTCACTTTCTAGGACACCACTACGCATGGACGCTCGGCTTGGCTCGGCGGCGGGTGGGTGGGCAATCTCTAGATACGCCGTGTCGTGCAAGTGGTTGTAGTACGATGTTGGATCTGTTTTCTTAAGGTGATTTAAGTCTTTGTGTTCTTGCTTTATCTCTCTAACGTAGTCATCCCCACTACGACTTTGTATACGGTTCTCTTCCCACCCAATTCCTTGCGTAGCACTGGCAGGCAGGTGAACATCCTCTCCATATTGGTTGAAGGTTACAGCACCAACTATCTCCCCACCCCGACGGGTAGCGAGGTTGTTAAAGGCGTGTAGGGCATCGGAACCGGTAGGTACCTCTGGAACACCTTGACGAATACCCACCTGTAGGACGGCCATGTCGCTTGGTTGTTGATAGTCTAGAGGGAACTTACTATCTGAGGCTTTTTTAGCGAGAGCGGTACCTCGTCCCCCACGACCACCTTGTGGGGGTATGTACCTCTTCTGCCCAGTGGTGTCAGCGCCCTGCCAAGAGTCCTCTGCTGTGGCACCGTGTGGGGACAGTGTACTATCTTTAGGAATAGGTTCTATAGGATTACTACTTCGTGATCTTACAATCCGTTGCGTTGGAGTGAACCCCTCTGGGCGATTACTCTTATCAAGGCCCTCCTCATAGGAGCCAAGTCCCTCGGCTTGCGTAAAGGAAAGGGAACCTTGGTTACGGTCACCTGTTAACTGTCGTGCTCTCGTTATGGCGTCCTCGTGCTGAAGGCTCCCCCACATGGAGTTTGCTATGTTGTGTTGGTACGATTTTAGTTTTGGTCCTTTGTTCAGTTCGGAGTGGTGGACCTCTCCACGAAGTACCTGTATAGCGCGGGTGGTTCCTAATGACATTGATTTTGATATATCAGTGGCCCCCAATGTATCACTTGAGGTTTCTGATACTTTCAAGTGTTTACCCATTCCCGCATGCCATACTGTGGCATCTGGGTCACTGAGCGCCTCGTGTATGGATCGTAAATTACGAACTTCCATCATGGGGGAGGACTTTACACTTAGAGCAGCGGAGGCCGCTGCTAGCACATGTATGTCGCGACCGGGAGCAGCGTCTCGCAACCCTTTATTATGTTGATAGTACCAATCACCCCCACGCACTGGTTGACCCTCTACGTGTGCCCTTGTTACAGCCTCATCTACTAGACCTGCTCTACTATTGGCTGCTCTAGTTAGAGTTATTGGGATGTTTTTTATATGAGGCCCTATCTCAGATAGTTTGTCATAGTTTTTGCTAGCGCCTTTACGTGCGGCATCCTTATTACTTGGGTCGTCCCGTATAGCCGCAAACCTATCCAACGTGGGCTGCACGCGATCCGTAGCGGTGTTCCCATACTCTTTCAGGGCACGGGAAATAGCGTCTAGAGACCGCTTAGGCATATCCTCTACTGTTGGGGGTACCAACTTATGCTTAGGAGTATCCTCATCTAAAGGACCCCCAGAGTTGGACTCTTCCATGTTCTACACCTTTCTTTCTGGTGTAGGGTATTTAGTCGTTTACGCGAACGGCGTTCGGGCGATTCATGTGACCACCAGAGTTGAATGAACGTTCAAAGGTAGGCATGCCATCACCGGCGACTACGCCTTCAACGAACTCGCCAAGAACTGATGGTGCTTCAATCCAAGAAGCCGAGCCAACATGTGCTCGTTCTGCCATCGTTTGTTCTGCTGGTTTGTAGAGTGCGGATGGGTTGTTATGGTTTGCACGACCGGGTGCTGACGAAGTGTCAACATACGATCCGATAGCGAAGTCGTTAGGGACATCGGTATCAGTCGCTACACCTTCCTCAAACCGAAGTGATCCACGGTTGCCGGGAATATCCGGTCCAAGGGTCCGTTCAAATACGTTAGGTGTACGCTCAGGAAAGCGTGGTGCGGGTGCGACAGTTTGGTTAGGTACGTCCACGATATTGTCCTCCATAGGGAACTTGGTGTTACTTAAAGTATAGCACCTTTTAGAAGAAGGGGTTTTCCGCTACGGTCAGTGTGGGCATAATATCGTGCACAGTAAGGGAGCACGCTATGGCCAAACTGTCAGCATAATCATCAAAGGCTCCCCGCTCTTGTGGTGCCTCTGCAAGAAGGTATGGCCCCCGGTTTACACGCTCTAGATCTAGCATCTGTTGATTAAACTTCTTCCATCTCTTTGTGCGTCTTGCCTTGGAGTGCCCCGGTATAACTAGTTGTTCTCTCTGCATGAGTTCTGTCAAGTGTACCCACCTCTCATTTTGCGCTTTAGAGTCAGAGGATAGTGGCAACACCTCAATGTCTGATAATAGTAGTCCTAAGCGCTCTGCTACAGCACCCCCCACACCTTGAGCATCCACCCCTATTCGTAGTACATCATACTTGCGAACGAAGTCAACGATCTGGAAGTACTGGCTTTCCCAGTCCACGTTGTGTATTTCTAGCCAGTTTAGGACACGGTGCTCAAAGAACCCTAGTCCATCAGGATGATCCCAATCCACCCACACAGCAGTAGCCACAGTGGAGTCGTTGGATCTAGCGACGTCAATACCGATAACAATGGGGGTCCTCCACCACTCTGGGATTAGTGGCATAGATGAATCATAGAGGTGCTCTAAGCGCTCCTCTGTAACGAACATGCCCTTCTCAAGTATCCACTCATTCTTATAGGACATTCTGAACTCATCAGAGTCCTCGCCAATGCGTACACGTTCTTTAGCGATAAACTTGCCGTAATTGCCATTATACTTGGCCGCTACCTTCCAATCATACTCAAAGTGTGATTGCCTGTGTCCACGACGTTTGTTAACGTCCCTGCGCTTGTTATACTGTATGGCCTTGTAGAAGTAGGACTTATTACGAGTAGCAGTTCCCGTGAGAGTGATAGACCCATTGTTGAACGCCAGCATGGGTTTAATAGACTTGTTAATCATGAACTCGTCGGCCTCTTGGGCCTCGTCCACGATAGCAAAGTGGTAGGTCTTTGACTCAATCTTCGCTTTAGGGTTACACGTTTGCATGCGACACAGTGACCCTGAGTTCTTGAGGGACACCATTTTACCCTTACCCCGAGAACCACCGGATGCCGCTTTGTCATCAATCTCTGGATCTAGCAAGAAGCCCGTAGCGTGGTCACTAGTAAGTTTAGTAACAATACGACTGAACACGGTGTCTGCTTGGTCCTCTGTGGGTGCAAACACACCACACCAGAATCCTTTATCAAACTTGTCTAACCACAGAGGGTACACTGAGGACAGTTTGGGAAGGATCACCATTAGTGCCGCTACTACATTAGATAGTACTTCAGACTTGCCGCTTTGTCGTGTAGCGATCAGTGTTATTTCTTCACCGTCGCCCACAACGATGGACTCAATAAAACGGTAAGCGATAGGTACCTGATAAGGGAAGAACGTTATATCACAGAACTCTTCGGTAAATAGAAGTAACTTCTTAACTAACTCATCAACGAACGCTGTTGATGCCTCATCTAGTTCCGGTTCGGCAGCATGTAGATCATCAATATCAGTCGGCACATACTCTTCTGCTTCTTCTTCCAGAACCGTCATTCGTTGCGTTCCATTATCTCATCCCATATCATGGACGTCGTTTCTAAGCGCTCTGTTATAGTGTCCGCTTCCGAGTCATGATACCGCCACTGATCAAAACTCGCCCCGAGATTCATTATTTCAACATCTAACCATTCCTTCAACTGGGACGTGGTCATGTTAGTTATTCTTTGGGGTCGCTCAAAGGACCCTACATTATGTGGTTTAGCGTTTCTCCAGAACTTTACTACCATTCCCTAATGTCCTCTGGTTTGCTTGGTAGTTTTCTCGCCACCAACGAATGTAGGAGACCCTCGTCCACTGTGTAATACTTTGATTGTTTGCAAATACCTATCTGAAACGTTCGGTAAGGAAACACTAACTGTACTCCCTTGCCAGACCTCCACGGGTAATCAGTTTCTCTCATAAATGACAACTGTAACTTAAGGGCAAAGACATCAGTAGAGCGAGTGAGCCAGTACACCTTACCCACCCCCTGAACAAGGTTAAGGGTGTCACGTAAAACCAAAAACCAACTAAGCAAAAACACAAAGAGGGCAGACAACAACGTGTATCCTCGTAAGAATGGCAGTATGGGCATTAATAGTACTCCTAGTATGAGTGGGGCGTACCCCACTATCATCTTGTGCCTCATATAACTACATACCGTACATGAAAAGGTCATCTGCTTCTGTGGACGGGCTTCCATTACTTGTAAGCGGGTTAAGGGTGCTATTAATAAATCGTCCTTTTGAGACACCATCTGTACTGAACGCTTCATACACGCCCTTAGACACGTTGTCATACTTCCACTTGGTCCCTTTCTTTATGAAACGTACATAGAGGGTACCCAGACCACTGTCTGAATCATCCTCGGGGTTATTGGGGACATAACGATAGGAGTCCACACGAGTACTATTAGCGGCCACTGAGGGGTAGTGGCCTCTTGGGATATCTCCACCCTCGGCTATCGTCTTCTGTGATTGTATCTCTCTATCACGAGCGAACGTGTTAGAGGTGGAGGCCGCTGGGTGCTTACCCGACGGCTCTTCTCCTAGAGGGTCCGTGTCCCAGTTACCTGCATTCTTTTCGGGGTAAACGGCAAACGGGTTGTCTTCATCAGTCGCTGGCATCCTCAGTGGTCTCCTCTTCTTGGGCGGCTTCTAAGGCGCTTTGTAGATCCTGAAGCATAGCGGAAAGGATCACGTTTTCGTTCTGAGAAGCGCTTAAGCGGTTCTGTAGTTCGTTGATTAGTGTCTGGGGGTTAATGGACAGTTGCTGTCCTTGTTGCTCATTCATGGTATACCTACCTATTTCTGTTTGTTGTCCTACTACCATCGTAGCACAGTGTTTGGTTTATTACTCTAATCCGTAGTTGTCTTCTGTAGTCATGAGATTGCTAAGACTATTATGATCGCCATGATGGTTAGGCAAAACAACGATATTAAGACGTATGTGTCCCTCAGTCATGGGGTCTCTAAGACTTCGACTCGTTGGCGTAGGGATTTAACTTCGGCGGTGAGGACCGAGATCATGTCTGGCCACTTCCACCCTTCGGGTTTCAACTCACCGTCCACGTCGTCGTACTGGCCGAGGTGGGCGGTAAGCGGGTCGCCAGCAATGTCTTCAGCGATGAACCCATAGTTCAAATCTGCTGCTCGCCAAGCCGCCTCTTCGGGTGAGTTTTCTTCGTTTGGTTTTTCAACGAACGTGACGGGGTGCAAGGCGTCAATGATTGCGCCAGAGTCGGTGAACGGTGTGATCTGGTCTTTGTAATCTTGGGAGGAGGTGTAGTAGGCGAACGATGTGTAGGTGGAGTTTCGCACGACGTACTTGTAGCCACTCAGCGACGAGGTAGAAGACAGCGCTGCGGCTATGCCGTTGCAGAGCATTCCCTTGTTGTTGTGAGTCCGAACCCAAGTGGTGTCCTCCATGTTCCAGCCCCCGTTGTATGTGGTGTTTAGCCATCCACCAGTTCCGTTGGTCCGAAACCAGTCGTTAGAGGCTAAATGCAGCCCGTCGTTTTTGAAATAGTGAATCACCCCCCCGACTGTGATCCCAAGTTGGTTCGTGGTTTTACGATACAAACCAACATCGCCATCAGAGGAAAAAGTCAACGATGGGTCAGTAGACGAGCCGTTACCTAAACGCACCTCGTCGCTGACGGTGACAATGGTGAACTCGGGAGAAGCGTCCACGTTGAGGGTGACAGAACCAGAAGTACCGCCCCCGTTGAGGTTCGTACCTGCCGTCACACCCGTAATGTCACCCGTATTTGCTGTCGCACCATTCGCTACGTTTAAGAATGTCCTTACCGCAGCGGCAGTCCCATGACGAATAAAACCATCGTTTCCAGTTTCCACACAAACCTGAGTGACCCCAGAAGTTACCGTATTTGG